GGACAAGCTGCAAGTGTGGGGAGGTGCTCGCTTTGACACACTGCGGGCCAGCGCGAAAAATTGGCCAAGTGCTTGTCGCGCAAGGGAAATCAGCCAAGTCGCCGCGTAAATCGCAATTGACGCAGAACACCCGAGGAACGCGAGAATTTGCACGCGGTTTGATTCACAGGCACTGTGTCTTGAACGGGAACACGGACACATTGAACCCACCTCGTGGAGAGTCTGAGCGGCGCCGCCGAAATGGGCGTAGACCTCTTCCAGCTGGTGGTCTGACAGCCCCTGCAGCGTGGCGATGCCGAAGTGCGCCAGCGTGTAGGGCACCGAGGCGAACTCGTCGCCCAGCTGCGCGGAGCAGTGGGCCTCGATGGCGGCATAGCGCGCCAACCGCCAACGCGGTTCAAGTTCGGGCGAAGGTGGCGGCGGCTGCGCATCGTCGTTGCGCAGGCCCACGGCCGCAGAGTCGATGATGCGGCCGATGCGGGCCGCCTTTGCACCGCCGAAATTGACTGCGTCCATGCGCCCAGATCTCCCTGCCAGGGCACCGTTGCCCAGTAGAGAAATATCGGCCCGTCGAGGGCCCGTCTTGAGAGCTACGCGGCCTTGAACTGGATGACCCGCGCCACGCTGTTTGGCGTGGCGCCTTCGAGCATCATTTCGTAGGCGATGCTCACCAGCTCGGCGTACTTGTCTGGCGGCAGGCCGATCTTGTTGCGCACCAGGGCCGACTGGATCGTCTCGATGGTCTGGCGCAGCAGCGCGATGTCGCTGAAGTGCACGGTGACCTCGCCCGCAGAGGTCTCTGCCAGGCGCACCTTGGGCCCGCGGCCTGCGGCCAGCCATTCGATGTTGACGTTCGCGGCGTCGGCGAGAAGCACGAGCCTGTCGGTGCTCGGCATCGCGCCGCCAAGGTACTGCCGCAGCAGCGACTCACCGACCCCGGCGCGGCGAGCAAATCCAGCTTGTGACTCCGCGCCGATCGCATCACGCAGACGCGATGCCAGTTCCGATTCTCGTGGCGGAATCGGAACAACCTCAGAAGCCCTCGATGGGCCTTCCGATTCGACCGTAACGTGTTGATTTTTCATGGCTTTCTTACCGCGTTGGAGAGCGCCATCGAAGAAATCGAATCGGAACGCGCAGATGTCGAAGTTAAGTGCTTGCAGCTCGCGCATATCTGCGCTAGAGTCCGAACCATGACGAAGCGTAACGCACTTAAGGCCGCGATGGGCACCCCTAGAAAATCGAAGATCGAAGCGCTGGGCGCACCGCTCACCGTGCGCGGCAAGCTGGCGCTGCTGGGCTGGCCTTCGCTGGACGCCTGGTCAGTGGCCCACGGCTACCAGCGCAAGATGTGCAGCTACGTCATCCGCCACTGGGCAAACCGCAGCGACAAGCACCCCCACGGTGGCATCGCGCGGGCTGTGATGATCGACCTGCGCGCCACGCTGGCACAGGGCCTGGGGCCGCAAGACCGGCAGACACAGGAGCCATGACATGGCGCTCAAGCAGGAGTGGTTCACGTCGCGCGACCTGGCTGGAATGCCAGGAATGGCGAAGACCTACTCGGGAGTCATCCGCTGGTGCGAAAAAAATTTGGCTGTCACTCGCGGCAAACTGCGCGGCAAAGGCCTCGAATACTCCCGCGCCAGCCTGCCCGTCGAAACTCAGGAATACCTGGCTGACAAGGAAATTCAGGCCAGCATCGAATATCTACCGCATACCGCGCCCAGCGGTAAGCAAACCCAGCCGGACAATCAGCCAGGCCGCCAAGTAACTCCATCCGCGCTGCCGCCGGTTCCCCCCACCGATGCGCAGAAACTCTGCGGCCTGGCGCGCATGCTCGTGCTGCGCGCGCTGCGCGACATCGAAGAGATTCAGGGCTGCAGCACCCGCCGCGCCGCGCACCAGCTGCTGGCCCGCGCCCGTGCCGGTGAACTGACGCCGGCGCTGCTTTCCAAACTGCAACAGGCCTGCGACGAACGCGGCCGCAATCCGGCCGACGCCGCCAACGCCGACGGCCTGCCCAGCCCAGGTTCGCTGCAGCGCTGGGCCCGCCAGCACGCCCAGGGCCACGACCTCACGCCGCGCGCCAGCGCCGTGCCAAGCCTGGGTGTGCTGGCCTGGTATCGCCCCTTCTTCGCCCTCACCGACAGGCCGCAGAAACCCACCCTCAAACAGGCCCATGAGCAACTGCTGGCCGCCTGGCGCCCCGAATGGGCAGCTACGCCAGGCGGGCTTTCGCCCGGCTACGACGCCGTCGTGCGCGCCTACAACAAACGCAGCAAGCTCGACCAGATCAAGGGCCGCCACACCGGCAGCGCGCTACGCGCCAAGACCCTGTACATGAAGCGCACCTACCACGCCATGGCGCCATTCACGGAGGTGCACTCCGACGGCTGGACGACCCACTTCACCGCCCCACACCCTGTGACCGGCCAGTTCGTCACCTACGAAATCTGGCACTTCCACGACGTGGCCACGCGCTACGTCACGCCGCTGGCCGTGGGCCAGACCGAGAACACCGACGTCATCTTGCTTGGCCTGCAGAACTGTGTACGCGTGGGTGGCGTGCCCGCCATCTGGCAAACCGACCACACCAGCAGCGTCAAGAACCAGCGCGTGATGGACGAGCACTCCGGCCTGGCCGAGCGCCTGGGCATCAGCGTGGTGCACCCGGCGCAGGTGGGCAACAGCCAGGCCAACGGCATCGCCGAGAACTTCAACACCTGGCTCGACATCCAGGCCCGTGAGCTGGCCACCTACCAGCACCCCACGCGCATGGACAGCGGCACCTTCGTGCGCGTGCGCCGCCTTACCAACGCCATGGTGCGCGCCGCCGACCGCCCGCAGGAGCGCGCGCTGGCCCGCGAACGGGCCATGCGCATGGGCAAGGGCATCGTCTTCGACAGCCACGCCCAGGCCATGGACTGGATCGTCGGCCAGGCCCAGCGCTGGAACAACCACCGACACCGCGAACTGCCCAAGGTGCAAGACCCGCATACCGGGCGCTGGACGCACATGACGCCGCAGCAGAGCCTGGACGCCGCCATCGCCGCAGGCTGGGAGCCGATGAAGCTGCCCGACGACGTGCTGCTGGAGCAGTTCCGCCCGCACCTGCGCAAGAAAGTTACGCGCGGCACGGTCACACCCTTCGGCGGCATGCGCTACCACCACAGCGAGCTGGCGCACTTCGAGGGCGAAGAGGTGCTCGTGGTGGTGGACCCCGAGAACCCCGACACCGTGCGCGTCAAAGACCTCGAGGGCCGGCTCATCGCCCGCGCCGAGTTCCTCGCCGCCGTGGGGCCGCGCACCCAAAGCATGGACGAGCACAGCCAGCGCAAGCGCGCCGACGCCCAGGTGCGGCTGCGCGTGCAGCAGATCAACGAGATCGAGGCTCGCAACGCCATGCCGGCGCTGGAAATGCCCGCCGAACCGGACTTCGAGATTCCCTGGACGCCCGCTGCGGCGGTGCCTGAGCACCTGGCCCACCGCCGTGCCAGCCAACCGCAAGAGCACCGGCTCGACCCGATCGACACCTTCCTGCACATCCAGCGAGCCAAGGAGGCAGCGAAAGCTGCAGCGTCTGCTGGCACGGCCGAGGAAGGTGACCCCGAAAAGAAGGTGGCCGCCGGTTGATTGGCACTCAACAGGCGGCCGTGTTTTGCCATGAACGGGCCTAGCGGCCCACAAAACGGAGATCAGTTTGCCATGAAAAAAGAGTTTGTACGCACCGAGAACGACAAGCGCTTCCGCGCTGCGCTGGCCAAGCATGCCCAGGCGGCCGCGGCCGAGAGCAACCTGGTGGTGGTGCACGGCCGCGCCGGCGACGGCAAGACGCGCACCCTGCACAACTGGGCCAGCAGCTGCAACGCCGTCATCCTCACCGCTCACCCGGGCTGGACGGTGCGGCGCATGCTGGTCGATCTGGCCGACCGGCTGAGCATCCCTGCCAAGGGCGATTGGGAGGCCGCCGTAGAGGCACAGGTCGCCGCCGAAGAGATTCCGGTGGTGGTGGACGAAGCCGGCTTCGCCCTGCGCGACAACGCCGCCTGCCTGGAGCGCCTGCGCTCGATCACCGACAAGAGCGGCACCCTGCTGGTGGCCGTGGTGATGGAGCGCGACATGGAGCGCCTGCGCCAGTTCGACCAGCTCACCAGCCGCGCCACGCTGTGCCCCTTCCGCGCCAGCACGCTGGCCGACGTGCGCGCCGCCTGCGCGCAGCTCAGCGCGGTGGCCTTCGCGCCCGACCTGTCCGAGCGCATCCACCGCGACAGCGGCGCGCGCATGCGCCTGGTCGTCGAGGCCATCAACGTGGCCGAGCAAGTGGGCCTGGCCGCCGGCAAGACCAGCATTTCCGCCGCCGACGTGTCCGCCCTATCTCTGTGCGAAGACTTCAACAACGCGCTGCGCAGCCGCCGTGCGCAGCAGCAGCGGGGGGCAGCGGCATGAAGGGCGGCGTGAAGACGGGCGGCACTCAGTGCCCGTGGGATGCACGCGGGCAGGTGCTGATGATGGAGCGGCAACACGGATTCGGCGTGCGCCTGGTCGGCAAAGATCACCAGTACCGAGAAAACGAACTGCCCGAAGCCTTTGCCGCTGAACGCCTGGCTGCCAGCGCGCCCGAGCTGCTGCAAGCGCTGATGCAACTGGCGTCGTACGTGGTCACCCTGGAGCTGATCATGGGTGCGCCGCATCACAGCAAGTTCACCGTGCAGGCGCTGGACGCCATCGGCGACGCCATAGGTATCCCGCAATGAGTGCGCGCATCCACCCCGTGGCGTCCATGCGCGTGCCCATGGCCAAGGCCGCCCGCGGCCGGCCCGTCACCCACAAGACCAGCGGCCTGCGCGAGCGCGCCTGGTGGCTCATGCGCACCCTGCCGCGCTTCACGCTGGACGAGCTGCTCTTCACGCTCAACGACGGCGCCTACCGCGACGCCGCGGGCAACCTGCAGAAGTACATCCGCGCCCTGGAGCGCGTGGGCGTGCTGGTCCGCCTGGCGCGGCGCCTTCCCGGACGCACCCTGACCAGCAACGGCCACGTCATCTGGCGCCTGGCGCGCGACCTGGGCCGCCAGGCGCCGGTGTGGCGCGCCGCCCTGCAGGCGCTGTGGGACCCCAACTCCGGCACCTTGATCCCACTGCTGCCCGCGCCCTGCGCCGGCGGGGAGGCCCAGCCATGAAGCAACCCGAAGACACCCTGACCATGCACCTGCCCCTGCCGCACCCCAGCGAGCCGGACCGCGCCGTGCTGGAGTTCCTCGACAGCCAGCCCGCCGACATCTTCGTGCCCGCGCCCGACTGGCGCCGCGCCCTGGACGCCGCCATCGCCAGCGACCCGCGTGGCCGCCAGGGCGTGGCCGAGCGCCTGGAGGTCAGCCGTGGCTACGTCAGCCGCGTGGCCGGCGGCGACCTGACCGCCTGCCCGCCGGCACGCTTCATCGAGCGTGTCGAGGCCACCCTCATGGAGCTGGACTGCCCGTTCATGGGCCGCCGCATGGCGCCGGCCGAGTGCCGCCGCTACGCCTCGCGCAGCTACGCCCAGGTGAGCCAGTTCGACGTGCCGCACTGGCGCGCCTGCAGAGCCTGCCCCAGCAACCCCAACCGCCCGGCCAAGCCGCCCACCCAGGCAGCTACCCAGGCGGCCACCCAGGAGGCCGACACATGAACCGCAGCGCCACCCGCCTGGCCGAGATCTGCGAGCGCGTGCTCATCCCCGCGCTGGTCGTCTACACGCTTGGCCTGATCACCATGGAGTCCTGGGCCGAGCGGCGTGTCTCCGAGGCCACCCAGGCCGTTTCTCAGGCGCGCCTGCAGGTGCGCCACGCCAGCGCCCAGCTGCTGCTCTACCGCCAGGCCTGCGACCCCCTGCTGAGCTGGCCCGTGGCGGCCACGCCCGAGCTGCTGTCCAACGCGCCGCAAGGAGCCCAGCCGTGAGCCCTGACGTGCGCAGCGCCACTCAGCACGCCTGGGCCGAGGCGCAGAAAGAGGCCCTGGCCGCCCGCCTGGCCCGCGGCATCCGCGCCATCAAGGCCGCGCAGCGCCAGCTCGGGCTGTGCGACGACGCCTACCGCGCCCTGCTCGAGGCCCAGACGCGCACCGAGACCGCGCCCGGCAAGACCAGCGCCACCGAGCTCACCCTGGCTGAACAGGGCCACGTGCTCGACTACATGCGCCGCCAGGGCGCCACCAATCCCAAGCGCAGCGGCGGCCGCAAGCGCAGCGCCACGCCTTCTGGCGCCCGCGCCGCCCTCATGGCCAAGGTCCACGCCCTGCTCACCGAACTGGGTCACGTCACCGGAGAGAACTACTCGCTCAACTACGCCGACGCCATCTGCAAGGGCAACGGCTGGTCCGAGCGCGTGGACTTCTGCGCCGCGGCCGACCTGCACAAGCTGGTGGGCGCGCTCTCGCGCACCTTGCAAAGCAAGGCCGCGCACCCAGGCGGCACCCCGTGACGCAGCACTACGACACCTACAGCATGGGCCCCGACCTGGACATTGCCCAAACCGACCTGGTCGAGCTCGGGCACCTGCTTCCGCCCAGCGGCCTGGAGCTGGTGCGCACCATCGGCCCCAGGGCCGCCGTGGCCCTCATGCGCGGCCTGCCCGGCGTGCAGCTCGTGGTGCCCAAGCACGAGCACGCCAACCCCGCCGGCGCACGGCGCTGGGCCCAGCTCGCCGAGATCGTCGGCGCGCCGCAGATGCCGGGCCTGGCCGCCATCTACGGCGGCGGCCTGCTCGACGTGCCCAGCTGCAAGGCCCTCATCAACGAGAAGCGCAACCGCTGGCTGCGCCGGCGCTTCGACGAGCTCACCACGCGGCCCGTTGAGCCCATTGCCGCCGAGCCCTCGAGCATCCCTCCCATGAGCAAGCGCCAGGCCGTTTTCGAGCTCGGCCTGGAGCTGGCCGGCGCACGCCGCGGCCTGACCTACCGCCAGATCGAGCGCCTCATCGACAGCGCCGACACGCCCGCCGTGCACCCCCAGCTGAGCCTGTTCGCCACCGCCGTGGCCTGAGCAGGCGCCGCGTTCATTTCACCCCACCACCAGCACAAGGAGTTACGCCACCATGGCCACCCGGATCAAGACCCCCGCCCACCCCGTGGCGGTGCCGCAGAGCAAGGAAGCCTGCGCCGCCGATGTCGCCCTCCTGGGCGACCTGCAGCGCATGTTCGGACGCCAGCGCGCCGAGATGAACGACCTCATCTCCGCCGTCACGCTGCAGCACCAGCCCGTGCTGCAAGACCTGAGCGAGCGCATCGCCGCCATCCAGCAGGGCGTCCAGACCTGGTGCGAGAGCCACCGCGTCGAGCTCTGCGGCGAACGCGACCGCCTGGGCAAGACCGCCAACCTCGTCACCGGCGAAGTCGCCTGGCGCCAGCGCCCTCCACGCGTGAGCATCCGCGGCGAGGAATCCGTCATCGAGACCCTCAAGCGCATGGGCATGAAACGCCTGCTGCGCGAGAAGTGGGAGATCAACAAGGACGCCATCCTCAATGAGCCCGAGACGGTGCGCGGCATCCCCGGCATCACCATCATCAGCGGCCAGGAAGACTTCATCGTCACCCCCTTCGAGGCCAAGGCCGAGGTGGCTGCATGAGCCGCATCAGCCGCCCTGCCAGTGTTGTGACGCCGAGCAAGCCCGCCGGCGTGCCCAACAGCGTGTTCCAGGCCGGCGCCATGGCCAGGCCGCCCAAGCAGCGCCGCAGCGCCCCGGTGTGGATCGACCCCGACGCCATCGTCATCGACACCGGCCTGCCCCTGCCCGGCAGGCCCCCGCGGCGCAGCAACCAGCAAGCGCTGCGCGCCGTGCTCGAGCGCATGGGCCCGGGCAAGTCGGTGCTGCTCTCGCTGCCGCACTCGCGCGCCCTCGTCAAGATCGCCCGTGCCCAGGGTGTGGCCACCCGCACCGAGCTGGGTGCCGGCGGCCTGGTGCGCGTGCACTATGCCCACGGACCCCGCGCCGCCCAGGGCACCCAGGGCAACCAGGGCGCCCAGGGGAAGAGGCCATGAACGCGCTCGCCTGTGCTGCCGCCGAGTGCCTGCTCGACGAAGACGCCCCCGCGCTGAACTACGTCAGCCCCGACCCGGCCGACAAAGGCGCCCCGTGCGTGCTCGAGGCCAACCGCACCGGCACCTGGTTCAAGGTGCTGGAGTTCGACGCGGCCGCAGTGCCCGAGGTGCACTACATGCGCACCGGAGTGGCCCGGCTGTGCATGCTCGACGCACAGCTCACTTTCCGCGTGCGCACCCGCGCCCAGCCCTGCCGCACGCTGCAGAACTACAGCGACTTCCACGGGTGGACCGAGGCATGAACGCCGAGCTGCTCACCGCCATGCTGCTGGCCGCGCTGCTGGGGCTGTTCGGCCAGGGCCTGCGCGCCGCCGCCGGCCTGAAGAAGCAGGCCGACGAGGCCGCCGCGCAGGGCAAGAAGCTCGGCGAGGCGCTGGACACCACCGCCCTGGTGTTCTCGCTCTTCATCGGCGCCCTGGCCGGCATGGCCGCCTTCCTGGGCCTGCAGTACGGCGCGCAGGGCGGCGTGGATTTCAGCAAGGGGCCCACCGTGCTGGGCTTCGTCTCGGCGGGCTACGCCGGGGCGGACTTCATCGAGAGCTTTGCGCGGAAGTACCTGCCGAAGTGAGCTTGAAAGCGTGACGAAATCAAGTGTCCAGGATGCGACGAAGACCATGGCGAGGACGACCGGCTGCAGCGATGCGCAGCCTGCGGAGAAGTGTTCGACTTGGACGACCATGCAAAGGAAGACGACGATGAGCCAAACTGAACGACAGATCGCCGGCAATCAGCGCCGCACTCTGCGCTCGATGCGCGAACGCCTGCTCGACATGGCCGAGGCCTGGGACGGTGTCGACGAGTTCAACCGTACGCAGCTCGAGGAGCTGGCAGACCGGGCCGAGAGCGTGGCGGTGGACATGGTGGTCGAAGCGGACGGCGAAGACTGATCATGGATCAGCGCCAGATGGCTCAACTCACCCCCGAACTCCAGGCGGCGACGGCCCTCAAACACCTGCTGACACGCATCCGAGACGATGAGCGCGTCGCATATCTGATGGGGGAAGGCAGCCAGACATTCAACTTGGCGACCGAGGCGTATGCGTCTCTGATCGGCGCCGACCTGGCCGAGCTGCGCCAGCTGGTTGCGGGCAGCAAGCCGCCTAACGTCGGCGGTAACCGGCTTGCGCCCACACAGGAGCAACGATGAACGACACCCTTGCCGGCGCAAGTCCGGTTGACCAACCAGTTCGGCCCCGACGCGCGGACGTGGTGCCCGGCGTGATGCACTGCGCCCGCTGCAAGTTTCGCCTACAGCGGGTGAACTTGTACGTGAACGTCGGCGCCGTGGGCGCGGGCGATAACGACACCGAGCCATGCCCGAACGGCTGCGGCCCGATGTGGCCTGTGACCTGGGAGCAGGAGGCGCGCGAGGGCTACAAGCTGGCCGAAGACCTGTTCGAGCGCGCAAAGCGTGCCGAGGATGCGCTGCGAGATTTAGTGGCGCTTGAGGACACGCGATTGCGCCTGCGCTCGCTGCATGAATGTGGGCATGGCACTGACTACGAGCACTACCACAAGGGCCTGCCGAAAGCATGGGATACCGCGCGTGCGGTATTGCTGAGGCCGAACTAGCTCATATGCCAACTTTCAAAAGTGCGCGCGGCAAATTTCCCCGGGC